GTACCAATATAAATATCTGGTGTCTCTGTCATCTGTTCAGATGTTGGATTTTCTACCGGAGCATATTTAATATGCAAATACGGCGTTTTACCATCCGCCCCGGGAGTTCCAGGAATTCCTTGTTCTCCTCTCGGTCCTTGTGGGCCTTGAATACCTTGTTCACCTTGTGGTCCCGGTATGCCTTGGTCTCCTTTTGGCCCCTGGAGACCGTCAACACCATTTGTACCATTTTTCCCAGCATAAATTTTAGCCAGCGAAAATCTCTTAACTACTGATAGAACACTGATATATGTTGCTTTAATATCTACCCATCCGTCATCAGCGGATAATGCTGTTACCGTGTATGCCTTGGTCGCATTATTCCAGGATCCTGTTACGCTATCCGATTTAATAATTGTAAATTTACAATCAGATGTAATATCCTGTGTTCCGTACATCACGACTGCCTGTGTACTCACGTTGCTCGGAAACGTTCCGTAATTTCCATCAGAATCAACAGAAATACCTTGGTATTCGTTACTCAACTGCAAGGTCATGTTCTTGGCAAGGGCCGCCGCTTCCTGCGCCTGTTTAGCCGCTGTCAATGCATCTTCAGAATCCTGTAATGCTTTTGTTACGTCCGTATCTTTTAATCTTTCCCAGTAATACCCTTTTCCATCATTGCGGAATCTGTAAGCATGGCTGTCTCCATCATAATACAGATCACCTACATGCTTACTCATTTCTGTATCAGTTAGCCACTCGTTTGCCGGGTAATTGCTAAGTGTAGGTGCAGGAGTCCCGGTCCAGGTATTGATATTTCCGTCAATCTGACCTTGCATACTGTTTAACAGTCCGTCCAAAGGTGATGCACCGATTCGCACGGATGCGCCGTCAATTACAATCTGGTTATTATCAATATCGGCTGAAAAGATAATTTTTCCGTTTGTGTCACGCACGATCAGCGCGCCGGCATTGATGTAGCTTGCATTGATTCCCTCGGCGTATAGCAGTCTTGTAATCATTTCTCCTGTAACAGTAAATCCATAAGGATAGGTTTTTCCACCATCTGTAGAAATTCCAATGGCTTCCGCCGTGAGTTTCCATACAATATCTGATTCTTCCAGAGTCGGCTTATTGTGCATATAATAGATTACACTACCGTCGTCCTGTGGATCTTCTGTCATATAAAGCCCGCCAGACTCCTTAAGCGTATTTGCTAGCCTTTCAACGGCTTTTTCGCGCTCTGTGCGTTCATCCTTAACAAGTTGTCTAGCTTCTACTAGTGCTTTTGTAGCTTCCGACATATATGTGCTGCTATTTCGGATTGGATCATCTGCCTGCGTTTTTACAGTGGTAATGCCATTTAACGGAGATGATACATCAGTGATTGGTGTAAGATATCCATTGCCGTTTCGATCAAAACTGCGTGCCATATCACCAAATTCTAACAGAGGATTATAAAGCAAATCCCCTTGCAGATTTCGGAATTTAGCTCCGACCAAATTACCTCCAATCCATGCCGCCACAGTTCCGAGGTCACTGTCAGACAGAAGATTGTTTTCTAACTCCAACACATATCCAGCAGTTCCAAACAGGGATTCCGATTCTTTGTTTTTTACTCTGATACCAGTAATTACAATATCATCACTGGAAAGAGTTGGGCTATTCACGTAATCCTCTAATTTAAGTGGAACCAAGGAGCCGTTTTCGACAGCTCCAAAATTCCACTTAATAAATTGCAAATACCCTCTATTGTCAATCCTGGCGTTTGCTGTCTCCAACATTGCCGCCCAACCGATCAATTGGCGGAATGTCATATTATCTGGGAGCGCTGTGACAATTACATTTCCATGTGCCATAGAGGAAAACCCCATAGGGATATTCAAACTCTCGCAAGCGTCTCTTACCAGCGCCATAATCGGCTGTGGAAGCGTCAGAGCACTATAATATTTAGCATTGGTTTTATACATGTCATCCATCGCCGTAAAGCTCAATATTTCACCGTATTGCTCTGGCGTGGTAATTGTATAGACGCCCTTGTCAATCGTCTCGTATCGGTCTTCTGAGGCGGCTCTGGAAAGGACTATGCTGTTTCCATCAGTATCGAGAATTGGCTCATAAAAATCATCCATCCAGATTGATTCACTAGCTGATTCTGCAACAGAAGTCTGAAGCTTCAAATATGCATGCACTTTAGCTTGATAGAAATTATAATCTTTCCACTGATCCTCTGTGTTATCGAGTTCAAGTCTCATCGTTTTGCAGACTGTAGCGCCGACCGGGAAGCTACTACTCTCCGCACAATCGGAAAAGTCATTGTTGCCGATCATAATCTCGTTTTCAAGTGTCTTTGTTGTTCCGTCAGCAAAGGTGATCTCCACGATTTCAATTACTTGCTCGCCATCCTGCAATTTTTCTTTAAAAGTATTTGATACATTAATCAAGTGGATTCACCCCCTGCATATTAAATGATATTTCGGAATAGTATTCCCCAACTTGTTTTATGTTGTAATTCATTTTTCCCACGTAAAACTTTTCTGAACGCCATTCATTTTTGTGTGCTAACCAGTGATGTAAAATGAACGGCTTTCCTTTAATAATTGCATTTACCAGATTAGTTGATTTCTCATCAACCGGCACATTGGTGGCTTTATAGCTATATTGCATAACTGTAAAAAGCGGAGTTATTAGCGCAACTCCTTTTTGAGTTCGATTACTTCCCTCCGAATAGGTGGTCTCAAAGTTACACTGCATATCCTCATCTGGTTGAGGGATGAGAAGCCCATTTATTTTATATCTATCAGTTATTGATTTACTTATTGAAAATGCCACATTCTCACCCCCCTATGCCAATTCAAACGGATTTGTACCGCTTGCATCACGTCTTAACTTTGCTTCGTCAATCATCTCATCAAATATGGTTCGTCTGTTGAGCTGTGCGGTAAATCTATAGCTTCCGCCAGACTGCTGTCCTCCAGTTTCTTCCCTTACAATCTGCCTTAACAATTCTTCTGGTGCTTCCAAGTTGCGACCATTTTTCTGGTCTCCAAGGACTGCAAGAAACTCTGATCTAGGCGGGATGACGGCACCTTTTGCAAGATATGGAATTGTAGGAACTCTTGGGAAATTAGCTGTAAATCCAATTGTCCTTGAGCCAAACGGAGTTGGAACCTTCCACGGTCCAAATGTAAATGCTGATTCAATGCCACCGATTGCACTATTTACAGTTCCAATAGCGCTGTTTGCAATTCCGATCACCTTGTTTAATATATCTTTGATAGTATCGCGTATACCTTCGAAAACTTTTACGACTGTATCTCTGGCATTTGTAAATTTATCCACGATTGCATCGTGAATAGCACTTACTTTTCCATCAACAAATGTTTTTATTTTTCCCCATATAGATGATGTTTTTTCTGATACAGAGTCCCAAATTCTTGTAATTTTGGACTTTATTCCATCGAATGCTGTCGAAACTGTAGTCTTTATTGCTTCCCACGTATTAGACAGCCATGTTTTTATAGCATTCCATATTGTAACAGTAACTGTTTTTATTGCGTTCCAAGAAAGAGAAATGATACTTTTTATTATTGTTAATGCGGTTTCCACTATTCCATTAATAGCTTCCCAGGCTCCAGATATAATATCTTTTATAAGGTTCCATACACCTCTTGCAATTTCTTTTATTCCGTTCCATGCCAGTTCCCAATCTCCTGTAAAAACTCCTTTCAGAAAATCAATAACTCCGCTCAGAACATCTAATACATCTCCAATAATTTTAATAACGGATTTTATTGCTTCTATAACAGTGCTACCAATTACATTTGCCACGTCTGCTATTACTGGAATTGCATTCGATATAATCCAGCTAATTATTGGGACTAAAATATTTTCCCAAAGCTCTTTTAAGATATCTATTAATTTGCCAAGAAACGTTTGGACCTTTACAAACATTTCTCCCAATTCCCCATCCATAAGCTCTTTTATTTTAGAAGCCAAACCTTGCAGAACCGGTAGAATATATGTGTTATATCCATCTATTAAAGTTCCAAAAATGGTTGAAAGTCCATTAGCTATTGAATCGAAAAAAGGTTTTAAATGCTCGTCGTATAATGCGGTCACCAAATCAGAAAGATTTTGAATAACTGTCGATAATCCATCGGTTATTGTTTCGATAACCCCAAGTGTTCCTTCGACTGCGCTTTTTAATATATCCTTATTATCAATGAACGGCTGTGCAATCATATTCAGCATATCTCTTCCAAGTCTTGCACATAATCCCATAGCAGTCATTGAGATATTTGAGAATATCCCTATGATATTGGCTGTTATCTGCTGCGCAATTTCTCCACCAAATGCAGAAAATACCTCTGCTAGAGCGGATGAAAAATTTCCTTCAATTTGAGCAACCTCAGATCCAATATCAAACATATCAATTAAATATGTTTTTATTCTACTGGTGTTTTGCTTTAGAAATTTTTCTATTCCTCCAATAAGATTTTGAGCAATTGTTATTCCAATCCTCGAAAAAGATCCAGATACTCTTCCAATGGAATAGGCAAATGTATCTAAAAAATCACTTGCCGCTCCAATTACTTCTGGATCAGTAAATATATTCTGCAAGGATTTCCCGATAGAGTTAATATTTTCCTTAATATCATCAAAAATCGGTTTGTAATCGCCTAGTCCATCCCAGAATCCTTTTGATAGCAATTTGGCTAATTTTTTAAACTTCTTTATTATGGAATCAAGCGGCTTGGACATTTTTTTAATAGTCGTTTCGCCTTCTGCAAGTTTTCCGTAATCCACATTGCTTACTACACCGGATAATCCTCCAGACGCTCCACCACTTCCGCCAGATGAAGATGGTATGGAAGAGCTGCTATCTGTAGAAGTAGCTTTGTGTATTTCGTCTAATGAAGAAAGATAATTTTTTGTTTCTTTATTTGCCTTTCTCGTAGCCTTAGCATTGTCATTCGTGGCATCTGCAAGCTGTTCTGCATTATCGGCTGCCTGTCCATACTGATCTGCTGTATCCGCAATCGCTCCTGTTCCGGCAAGCCCTGCTCCGCTTCCACTTGTCTGACCTGATGATTTCTTGCCAGTAATCAGTTCTGTGAAGCTTTTAAATGCATTTGCCAGAGTTGCCAGTTTACCGAGTAGAATATTGATTACTTTCAGAACAGGTGTGAAAATATTAATCAATCCCTGCCCAACTGTTGCTTTGAGAGACTGCAACTGTAGCTGCATCACTCGTACCTGGTTCGCCCAGCTGTCAGAAGTACGAATAAAGTCACCAGATGCGGCAGATAACTGTTTCTGTATAAAAGCCAGACGCAGAGCTACTTTCTCCTGTTCGGTCATGGCGGATGTGGTTTTACCGTAGCCATTTGCCAGCGCGAATTGGTCAAGTGCTGACTGGGTCATTACCACGCCGAGGTCTTTGAGCGTTTCTGTTTCGCCCGTAAACACTGATTTCAGTTTGATATAGGCTAAGTCCTGACTGATATTATAGAATGATGCTACATCACCAGTCAGCTGCGTTAGGGCCGTTGACATGTCGTAAGCCTGTGCTTCAGAGAAACCGAACGACTTAGACATTGCTCCGAACGTTCCGACATACTGTTTCGCCATCGTTTCTGACAGACCAGCAGAGGTCATAGCGTTCTTTGCGAATTCGTTGACCTTGTCCGACATAGTGGTAAATGTAACATCGACCACGTTCTGCACTTCTGCCAGATTAGAGCCAAGTTCTACGCACTCTTTTCCAAACTGTACCAATTTACCAACAGCAAAAGCCCCACCAATTAACAGACCGATTTTTTTTACAGCACTTCCAAGGCCGTTAAATGACTGTTTTATAGCTGATACGCCATTTTGGACACCGGTTGTGTCCATTCTGGTATCAATAATGACTGAGCCATCAGCAGCCATGTGTCCACCTCCTAACTATTTGAGGTTCAACATCTCATTCAGCTTATCTTTATAAGCTTGCTCCTCATCGCTGAGACGTGTTTTTATATCAATAATGTTCTTGTTTTCTTGATAGAATTTCTTTTCCCATTTATCAAGTTTTTCGCCCTTCGCTTTTTTAGAGCGAATTCCAACAACTGTATTAAAAAGACATTCACCAGATTCCATAAAGTACCCGAAAAATGTCCACCAGTGCATATATGGCACTGCTCTGATTTCTTTACCAGCAACCTTGTTTACAGCCGGAACGATCATATCTCCGTCCTGTTCCCAGTCCATTAATCGGGGTTTTGGGTGGTTCGGATTGTCGTCAGATTGTCCGCAGTCGATGAACTCTGATGCTTTCTGACAAGCTTCATCCAGACATTCAGTCGGTATACTCTGCCAGTCCTCAAACAGAATCTGCAACATAACAACTGCTTTCGCCTGCTCGTCCAGTTCTGGGTCATTCATGGCGACCAGAATATCAATAATTGCTCGAAAATCCGTTCTGATAGAAAAATCCACCCCACTTATGTTTAGTGAGGTGGGAAGCTCATAGGCGGTCATTTTGTATACTTCTCCGTATACTTATTGACTGCTGCCTGCATTTTCTTCTTTCTCTTTTCGATTTCCGGTGCAATTGCTTCTACGATTTTATCCAGAACGATGTAAGCGAAAACCTGGCCATTTCCGAAAACAGTAGTCGCTGTGATCGGCTCTTTGAACAGGTCTTTTGATGCTTCGTAGCCAAGAAGATAGTTGATTTTGTCTTCGATCTGTTTATTCAGTTCAGCCATTTCTTTACCAGAAGTGACTTTCTGAATAGAATCTTTGAATTGTTCAAAATATTCTGTCAGTTCCTCTGCGCGTGCTGCTACATTGATATCCGTCGGATTTAATTTGAAAGAAGAAAAAACTTCGTCTTCGTTGTTAGTGAATGTGAAAATGAGAATTCCATCATCAATTTTTGTATTAATTACTTTTGCCATTTGGCGTACCCTCCTTGCATATGTGCTTATTCGCTGTCAGCTGTGAATGTACCGGAACTGATATCAAATTTTCCTTTTACACGTTCGCCAACGTAGTTCACAGTAAACGGAATCTGATAGCCGGATGTATCGCCGCCATAGGAAGTCGGTACAACGTAGCAGTCCTGCTGGTATGCTTCATACTTGCCTGCCGTGGCTTCTGTCCAGAGATGAACTTCAACTGCTTTTGTTTTGAGGTTGTCGTCTTTGAGACGTCCATCTACAATCTTCTGCAATGCTGTAAACAGATCAGAAGTAGTGTCTGCATAGAACGGATCAGCGTCAGAAGAAACTTCATAGCCGTTGTGTTTAAATGTGGATTCTCCAAGAATGTTTTTAGATGTTTCAGTATCTGGATTGAGTTCTACGTTATACTCTTCCAGGTCCTTTCCAAGACGCTCATATTTCGGTGTCAGTCCTCCACAGAGGGAGCCTGCGTCGATATAATGAGCCATATATTTACGGTCAATCTTGCCTGTAACTGCCATAGAAATGTCCTTTCTGCCTATAACTTTAAAAGGCTGTGTAGGTTAGCGACTATCTCCAATTGATAGCCGGTTGTTACTTGTTATATTGCTTCGTAAGTATTTTCGTAGCGCACCGACAATGGTAACAACCAGTCCTGTACGCCGCTCTCCTGCGGTTCTAAACCATAGGAGTTGTCACGTGTGATACGTTTTATCACTCGCCCCTGTGAAAGCTCTGGAAACACATTTAAACGCGTCTCAGAGCCATTTATAATAACTGGTTCCCGGCATATCCATTTACCGAGATTGTCAAGGAACTTCTGAACAGATAGTTTCTGCCTTTCTTTGTCAGATGCTGTACGATATACCACGTAAAATGGGTACTGACATACCTGATGCATCGTTCCGCAAACATCTTCTTTTTCTGAATAGATCAGCGCCCCGTTGTCTGCCGAGAACGCAATTCCGGACTCCTTGCCAAGTTCCTCAAACTTGATTGTTTCATTTTCATATAGTCCCGGATACTGGTTCAGAAGTGCTTTCATGGCATCTGTCAGAATCTCGTATCCGGTTGCATCTTTTCCGATAGGTTTATCCGCCATGTCTGCCACCTCCTGCCTGTGCTTTTACTTTGCGAATCCATGTGCTACCGTATTGCCGTTTAGCGGCATCAAACCACTTTGCCTGTGCCTGTGGGTGAGCTTGTTTGGTGTATTCAAGATTTTCCTTTGCGGCCGTCCGACCAGAGAACTGACTAACAAGAACTTTCTTTGCCCCACGTCTTGCGTAGGGACTTCCAGTTGCTTCGTCAACCATTCCTTTTCCTTCATACAGAAAACGCCCATAAGGAGCCGCCGCTGCACACACAAGTCCAGTTCCTTGCAAGGATGTACTTTCAATTCTTGTCCGGTTGATGAAATTTCCGGTAATCATCGGCATAAACGGTACCATACTGTCCATAACCATCCCATCAAGGAGATACTGGGCTTCTTGATACTGTCCGGAAAATCTATCCATATTCAGCTTGATTTTCATATCTCCATCAACTACGGAGAATCCTTTAAAATGATGAATCTTACTCATATTACTTACCCAGAATCTCAAAATGTGGAATCAGTGCATATGGACCGCCTACACTGGTAATCTTAAACACGTTATCTTTGTTCTCATTCATGTACTGATAGAATCCGTTTCGATAATCACCATCAGTTACCATTCCACCAGTACACTCACCCTCCCAGAAGAATGATTCGTCTGAGAATGTGATAGTATCCTCCAGAGCGTTGTTAATCTGCTGTTTCCACTCTTTAGGTGGCACCCATGGGAGAATCTTACCATCCTTGTCAGCAATGATTATATCGCCGTTCTGAACAGTGTATCGAACGTGTAACTGTGCGTTGTCTGTTGCGTCTGGCCCGTACTTCTTTAGGATTGCTCCCTTGTCCGTAATGAGGTCAACACCAGATAAAACATGAGGATACCAGTACGCATCTCCTGTCGTGGCTGATTCGTAATAATTAAAAATCGTCACAGTTTTGCTATACATGATACCCTCTCCTTAATGTTATTCTTTCTGCACTGTCTGTTTAATAACCTGATTCACACCGGTTGCCGACAGCCCGTTAAACATACCGACTGCAACCGCCGTGATATAATCCGTTGCCGGAAAGTCCGGGATAACTCCCATTCCGACCGCACCGAGAACACCGCCGATCACTGCCATGATTACCGGAATCCATTCATCAGGGATTTTTTTTGATGCTTTACAGCCCATTCCTACGATGTAGCAAATCATAACGATTGCTATACATGAGCCAAGTGTTGAAATGTCCATATAATCACTCCTTTACGCTCCAAAATTCAGAGAAAAAGGCTCTCGCAAAGCCTTATATATTTCTCTTTCAATATCATCTTTATATACCGTTGTGAGTACACCACCGACATTTATAGTCTTTGTTTCTCTCATAAGTGGCTGTGATGTTTCTTCTATAATGTCTGCATCCAAATAGGCTACTCTAACTTTTTTACCGCTCCAACACTGTTGTTTGTCTGGACAGCTTTCGCAGTCTTTTCGCATATCTGAATAAGCCTTTTTATTGCAAATCATACTCACACCCCCGCATATAAAATTGGTATTCCATCATCCGTCCTTACTCCTATCAGAAGCGGTAAAGCTGTCTTTAAGAGTAAGTCATTCGTTTTCTGTACGTCCCCGGCGGCGGCATACACCGCACTCCACTCTTTTGCGCCGGCGCAAATTTGCTGTGGCGTTGCATAAGAAATGGATTCACTTCCAGATGATACAGATGTTACAATGCCTGTCGTGCTACCACCGGACCCAATTACGGTTGACGTACCGCTCGCAGCGGCATTGGTAGCATTCTTTTCAGCAAGCTCAATCTGATACATTAATTCAGCCAATGAACAGACCGCCTTTTTGATACGCTTCTGAGAGTGTTCGTTTGTTGGCAGCCCGTCCACCAGCCTGTCAAATGTCATTGTGTCCACAAAATCACTAGCTCTTTCTGCCAGTCGTGGAAAGTCGGCTTCTGGCACGACATTGCCGAATGATTCTGTATAGAATTTATAATCTGCATAAGCCATGCCAGTTACCTCCCACGATCATCATTTTGCTGTTACAGTCGCATGTCCGGCACTCAACGCCTTATAGGTACTGTCACACTCAACCACTGTGATCATCTGCCCTGTTGCTGCGGTAATGTCAGCTTCTCCATCCCACGCAGTCCAGTTCTTCACATTCTTGCCATAATCTACAGTAGTCTCAGAAGATGCAACTTTGTACTTATATGCATTTCCTGCGCTTGCTTTTGTCGGAGTAACAGTCACTTTAGTATCTCCGCTCTTACTTCCTGCCGCAGAATTTACAGTCAGAGTTCCAAGTGTCTGAGTTGCATTGATAGTTCCGACAGCAATAGCGTCAATATACTCTGCAAAGAGGGTAAGCCCCATGATCGCAAATGCTTCAGACACTGCTGTGTGGTAGTTGCCCTGCGTATGAAATCCGATCAGATTTGTTTCACCGGATACAGTGTATACAAGACCTGCTCTCGCAAAGTCAGATTCATTCGGGTCAACATAGTAAAGAACGATGTTCTCCACAGGTGTAGCAATAACTGTTCCTCTTGGGATCTCACTGTCGGATAACAGGAAGATTGTGTTAAATCCCAGGAAATCTTTCATATACTGGAAACCGAACTGGTTCTGAATAGTGATATCAGCTGCGCCGATATATTCGTACACATCCAGAATGTTGACAAATCCAACAACGCCAGTCACATTTCTGTGCATCTGCTTAAATTTGTTTTCTACACGGCCCTTGGCCATTGCCAGAGCCATCTGGAAAGTAGTTTCCGTGAATGAGAGAGTACCTGTTTTCAGATAGTTATAAAATCTTTCAGTAACATTGGTCTGAAGCTGGAAAAGGAATTCATCATCAGTCATCTGAACAGCGTTCTCATAACCGTGATCCTTGATTGCTTCGATAGATACAGCCTTTGCGTATTTCTCAATACTCATTTCTGCATAAGGCTTTTCTTTTACAGTGAATTTGCTGTAAGGGATTTCCTCGCCCTCTTTAACATTTCCATCCTGTAATGTGCCTTCTGCATATTTTGATTTAAGAACCGCTCCGGGTGTCTTTTTGATTGGACGCATGATGCCAAGAATCTCGCGCAAGTGTTCCCAGTTTTTTTCGAATCTGGTGACGAAGTCAATCTCACGCGCCCTTACCTGAATATCATTTGTCATAATAAGATTAGCTTTTGCTGCCATATAAAAAATCCTTTCTACCCATAATTATTAAGGTATTGGGTTAGCGGCTATACTCTAGCGTATAGTCGGTGTAAAAATCACTGGAATAACTGGATGTTCTGGGCGATCGCCGCCTGCCTTTCGGATGGGTCTTTGATTGCTTCAATATCCTTCTTTGTCATGCTTCCTGGTGTCTGCTGCTGCCCAACATGTGTTGTAAATCTTGCCTGGTTCTGCTGAGCCTGCTGCTGAGATTCATCCACGAAAGCGGATGCGTCAGACTGTTTCATCTGCTCAATCAGATCATTCAGCCCAAGGATTTTACCGTTTTTCAGTTTCAATCCGGCTTCTTTAATGTCTGCCATGACTGATTTCTTAGCTGCTTCGCTGGAAAACTTAACATCGTCGAGTGCCGCTTTCAGAGCGTCTGAGAAATCACGGTCGTAGATTTTTGCATTGAATTCTTTCTCTGCATCCTCGGCTTTTTTCTTCCATTCAGCAAGCTCTGTCTGAATGTTCGCCGGGTCGATACCGTCAAAGCCTTTTAAGGTTTCTTCTGCTGTCTCAGCACGTTCTTTCCAGTTATCTCGTTCTCCCTCAACTTTTGACAGAGTTTTTGCAACTTCTTTTGCATTCTTGTAATTCTCAGAAAGTGCCTTTTTCACATCTGCCTGTTTATCCTCCGGGATTTCAATTCCAAATGATTTTAATGTGTCAATAAGTTTCTGCATATATATCCTCCTGGTCGTGTTTATTGACCTGCCGCCGCAGGTAAATGGATTAAGCCAGTTAGACCACTGGCAAGGTAATGAAATAGGCGGAATCGAACCGCCGACACGCACCCTATGCGGATGTTGCTCTACCAACTGCGCTATATTTCACTGCGCTTTTCGAACTGCCCAGCAGTTAACAGGATAAGCGTTAACCTTTTCAACATGTTGAATCATGGGAAAGATAGGAATTGAACCTATAACGTTTACCACGAGGGGACGGATTTACAGTCCGCCGTAACACCGCCAATCGTTACCGCTTTCCCAGAAGACACCTTTTCGGGACTATTTGAATTAAATTCCAGTCCACAGGATAAGGATAAACCTATAATGGAATGAAAGGAATCGAACCTCTGGCACGCTATATGTAAGCTGCTCTACCACTGAGCTACATTCCATATAACCCGGATTCCCGGGTTAGCAAGGTATTTATCGTGTTATGCCTGCCACTATCCGACTTTCACGGAGATGTTGTTTCATTTACAAAGAGGTGTTACCAGTCAGTCAAACCGGCTAATGAATATGCCGGAAATTGCATCCGCTTTTCAACCTCCAGATTCCGCTCGAATCTGTTTCTCTTAAGGACATATTCACAAAGAAAGGAGGACATGAAACGAAAAAGAAAGCAAAAACTTCTAATCAGCAAGCCCTACAAGGTTCACCATGCCTTGCAAGATTATAGTATCACATTTTTTTTAAAAAGTTGTCCCCACATTTGCAAGAGTCAAAGCATACTTCTCAGTTTTTCAACGTATCTTTTAACAAGATCACGCTCTTCCCGGCACTCTGCATCCTTGGACATATCGCTCATTTCTGTAGTAAGCTCGTCCAGATGTTCTTCCAGAGCGGCAAGCATCTTTCTTTTGCAGTCTTCAGACTTACCGGAGCGATAGCTCTGCTTCTGTGTCATGTAGTCATCGTAAGTGTCTCGCCCATCAGAGCGGCTGTAATGCTCTCTGACATAATGTTCACCACGTCTGGCATAAGAATTGCCCCGGTCGTAATCTGGCATCATTCTGCCGTCACTTGAGCTGTATCTCCCCATGCTGTCATGTTTTCTTCCACGCTCGCTGTAATCGTCATTGTATCCGCTACGCATCTCATCAAGGACAGTGTTGTAATACTCCACTTTCTTGTCCCAGTACTGTGTGTTCTTTATATCTTTGTACATATCAATCAGCTTGTATGTCATTTCCAGATTTCCAGTAGTCAACCCACTGTCAGCGATTTTGGACAGTTCGTCTTCAATTCTTGCACATAAGTCTTTAATGTCTCTCATAATCACACCTCCTATGCTTCTCTGGTCACGACAATATTTGCGTTCGCAACAGAAATTGCCTGATCGCTTGTATTCTCTACTGCGATATTAACGCAACATCCGCGAGGTACATCAATATAGATGCCAGAGGACACATTGTTATACTGGTCTACTGCTGCCGGTGTGGAAATCATCTGAGAAGAAAGAACCGGTTCGCCAGAGATTGCAATAGCCAGAGAAATAGCTTCAACAGTACCGCCTGTTGGAATTGCGATATTACCAGAAAAATCCACAAAGAATCTCGCTTTGCACTGATTAGTCAGTCCTCTTAGAGTTATAATTCCACTTCCCTCTCTGTGCTGAATACAGTTAGAACCTTTGACTGCTGTGTTTGAAAATACTACGTTTCCATTTGCTGCTACAGTCTGAGCAGCTACATTTGTAAATTCTGCCATAAAAATACTCCTTTCATAATATCGCAAAAGGACAGGTCTCAGCCTGCCCCTCTGTGTAATACGGCATAAGCCGACATCCGAATCAATCGAAAGATACTCTCGATATGAAGTTATCAGCAATTACATCCGGTGTTGCATCCGCATCCAGAATATGGATATGGCGCTGGGACTACGTAGGATGGCACAGGCATAGGATTTATCCTACGAATCAGTTCCGCTGTCTGTGCTTCCTGATTTGCCGCAATGTAAGCATTCTGCGCAGACTGAGAAGCAGCAAGCTCAAGTTTCTGAACTTTATCTCTTAAATCTGCGTTTTCTTTTGCACACAGGTAATCAAGAACCGCTCTGGTTCCAGCATTCTGATTGTCAATGATATCTCTTGTGTTGCTATTCATCGTATTCTGCAATGCACAGGTGTTCTGTGCCATATTGTAGTTTATACCCTGGATAGCTTCTCTGGTTTCACAACAGCAGTTTGCAAGCTGCGCCTGCAATGCGTTTGTATTCTGCATATTTGCTACAGTATCGGCATTGATTGCCTGCTGGATTCCAAAGCCAGTCTGCATGATGTTGGTGTTGATTCCGTTAAATCCAGTAAGCATACCGTTATTCATGGCGTAGAAGCCATCACACAGGCCGCTATTGATTCCGTCAAGCTTGCTGATTACTGCGGAATTATCAAATCCTCTCTGAATATCCGCCTGAGTAGCTGCTGTGGCTACATATCCGCCGCCATTGCCGTTATTGCCCCATCCGTTGTTGCCCCATCCGAAGAAAGCAAAAATGAATAAAACAATAATCCACCAGCTACCATCTCCACCAAACATGCCGTCATTATTTCTACCGTTTCCAGTAGCAGCGGCAATATCTGCTAAGCTATAATTTCCATCCATAATATAATCTCCTTTTTTGTGTATTTACATCAATCTGGCCAGATTGTAATGTACTATTTCATTCCTTTCAACATGTGTTGGAATTGTCCTGCCATCTGCTGAACCTGATTAAGTTGCTGTTGGGAAATCTTCCCAGACTGTAACATTTTCTCGACTTCTGCTTTCGGGTCTCCCTTAAAATTCTGTTTAAACTGCATAAACTGTTGTATCATCTGCATTGGCCCGTTTCCCTGTGGCATCCCACCGCCAAGTACATTAAATAATGGATTACTCATCTGCATTTCCTCCCTTGGTCGCTGATTCCTGTACGGTATTAGCCCTAACAGGTTCAGAAAATGAATTTAGTCGGTTTATAATAGCTTCGTATTTGCCCTTTAAATCGTCATATTCCTGTCTGGTGACGTACTTACTGTCCATGCTCTGAACTGGCTGTTTAGGCGGCATCTGAGAGCCAACCTCGTGGTATTCAAACGTTCGCAGTGGCTGTGGCATGCCGGAAACATCTGTGGATTTTATATAAAATTTCTCTGATTCTGAATCCATTAGTAAAACACTTGTCCCGGGTGCTACCAGATAGGATTTTGCGCCGACTTCGCCGGATACCCACAGGATACCGCTATTATTCTGCTGTGGTTGCTGTACTGGTTGAGCTGGAATCTGGACAGGCTGTTGCTGGAACTGGTTCATCTGCCCAGGAACGCCAAAACTATATTGATAAGGATTGTTATATAATGCCATCTTATACACCGCCTTTCTGATTATATTTTTACATAAAAAAAGAACCGGAAACAGGTCGTTTCTGGCTCTAATTAGTATCCAAAAAGTATCAGCACACTTTGATTATTTTATTGTTTACTCGGCGGCTTAATCGTTTCGCCGTAGATATGCTCACGTTCATCTGTTCAGCGCAGTATTCAAGCGTGTATTCTTTACATCTCAACCGAAACAATCTTTCTTCGTCCGGTGTAAAATTACACTCTATCAAGAATCTGTCTATATCTTTCTTAGTGAACACATATAATTTCATGAGCATACCCCTTATTAATGCAATTAACGCTGATTCTGTGCAAGATAATTTGTAAGCTTCTGTTTTGTTTTTTTTAATTCCTCTA